ACACCAGATGCCTCATCAATCAAAAACAACATATTGGGTGAGTGGAAACCTTGCAGCGCCTCTGGAGTCTCTCGACGTGCAGTTCGGGCAACAGCGAAACTGTCCTGCCCTGTAAGCTCAACTTTGTCAGACTTCACTTCAATTAAATCTTTCAGGCCATCTGGCATACGACGATGCCACTTTGCGACCTCTGCCCATAAAATGTCTGACAACTGACTAGCAGTGTTGGCAGTACATGCTATCCGACTGGGTGAACGTGTCAATACCCACCAGAGTATCAACCATGAAAGAAATGCAGTCTTGCCGATACCGTGACCAGAACGAATCGCTACGCGGTCATTATCCCGCACGGCATACAATGCTTTGCGCTGCCACTCCTCTGGGCTGGCCTGCAAGATGGACTCAACGAATAATACAGGGTCAAGAGCAATGGCAAGCAATAGCTCCTCAACTGACATCTGCTTCTCTTCTTTCATGTCTCTCTCCTTGTTATGATGGGGCGAGCCGAAAGGAAGGTAAAGACCCGCCCCACCGTCGGGAGCGTCAAGGAGGAGAAACGCTCAACCGATTTCAAGTCTCCTCTACTGTTGCAAATATGCCACAGGGCGGAGCGGTCTGCAAGGGGTGACAGAATGTCATGGGAGGGGTGTCACGTTGCCCACCTCCCCCCTGTCACGTTGCCCACCTAATATATCAGAAAGAATAAATCATTTAATCTTATTTAGGAGGGCAGATTGCCCACCCTAAAAAGAAGAAGAAAAAAAATTTTTATGGGGTAGGGATGTTACGCGGTTTAGTTGCGAAGGGGGGGGGTGTTGTAAATATGCAACAGGTTTTGAGGACACTATATAATATATAGCTACCCCCCGCCGCCAGAATCGAAGGGGGGCTAATCAGCCTTTTCGTTCTCGCTATGTTCCTCACTGAATTCCGCTTCGATAATCTCGCCGCGCTTGCGTTCTGATAGCTTTATCTGAATCTGCGCCAGTGCGTCGCCCAATGTGTCACCCGCATTGACAGAGATATCAACATCACGGGGAAGCAATGCCGCCATGCTGCGGATTGTTCCGTTCACGTCTTGTTCTAAAGCATCTGCTAGCAGCATTGGAAGGCTCTTCCCCCTAGCGTCCAATTCAGCCAATGCACCCTCGAAGCCGTGCCGCAATTTATGGACAACTTGCTGACCATGACCAGTCCCCGCCGGTCTTCCCCTTTTCTTTTTTACAATCGCCATTGTTTAAATCCTATCCACCTTGAAACTGTTGCAAAAATAACACACTAAAAAAAATCTGCATACCCCCTGTTTTTTTTCTTTGACGATAATTCGTTTTTAGTATCTAATCACCTTATGTCGCAATGACGCGGCACATATGAAAGGGAAAACGCAATGACATATATAGAGACTGCAAGGGAAACTGAAATAGCCATGATTAACAAACTTCAAAGCGGCGAATATGGCGGCTTTGCAGCTTCACTTGGCAAGGCCTATGAATTGGCTGATTTGAAAAACCGCAAGAAACTGAAAGCGGCTTTTTCTGATATTTTTGACAGGGCTTATGATGTCGCCCTTTTGGAATTATTAGACGCATAGCAATAATCGAAGCGGCGGCGTGTGTCGCCGTTTCTGTGATTGCTAGGCAATCAAAGGCCGCATGGTGCGGCACATATGAAAGGGAAAACATTATGGAAACTGTAGAAATTCAAATTTTTGACATTCATGAATTACCAGAAAACGTGCGAAGCAATGTCATTTATAACTGGCGCGCTGGTGACGACTGGTATTGGTGGAACGAATGGGAAAACGTCTTAACAGCGTTTTTTAACCACTTCGCAAATGAGACATTGCTAGGCCATTACGAATGGGCTGAACATCACCGAAGCAAAATTTCGTTTAGCGTTTCAGAGGAATTGTCAGAAATGAAAGGTATTCGTCTTTTCAAATATCTTGCCAATAATCACGGCGAGTTCATCAAGAAATGGAATGAAGGCCAGCTAACGGGCTTTATGGGTGATTGCGATATTCTTGAGCCGATTGCCGATTTTATGAAACGGCCAAGCCTTTATATGACATTTGAAGATTTAGTGCGCGAATGTTTTGAGGCATGGTCGCTGGCTGTCCAGAAAGATTATGAATACTGGTTAAGCGAAGAAAGCATTTTGGAAGATATATCAGCGAATGACATTAAATTCACGGCCAATGGTGGCGTTTGGCATTGATTAGCAATAATTCGACAAGCTGGCGCAAGCTGGCTTGTCTGGTGATTGCTAGGCAATACCGCCACAATCAAACACGAAAGGGAAAACCATGACTATTAACACAAATCAAATCAAACTTATCAAGCGCGTTTATTCGGCGCTCGCTTATCGCTTAGACAACAAAGGCCATCGCCCCTATATGTCCAATCTGTTTTACATGGAACGAGACTATGAAAAACGCCACCGCGCTTTCAGTGGCCGTCAAAATTATGGCAAGCTGACAATGGCATTGGCGGCGCGTCTTATATCGGCGCAGCACGTTATAGACGGGCTTAACATGCGCTACACTGTCAAAGACAGTTTGCACACGAAAGACAGCGTTATTATGGCGCAAGCTATCGCTGAGAATTTCCCCGAAGAAATAGCACAAGCGCTGGCTGAGTTTACGCAAGATGAGATAAGCGAATTTAAAGCGTTGGCATATCACGAGTTAGTGCAAAGCGAGGCCGCATAATTATCAGCGCGAAGGGGCGGCGCATTTGTCGCCCCTTGTCGCGGGTAATTCTGCCCGAAACGAAAGGGAAACATTATGACCAGAGAAGAATTTGAGAAATTATCGGAAGATGAGCGCGAGTGCTTAGAATGGGCAATCGGTGACTTTTGGAACGAAAACAATTTTCGGGAGCGCATAAAAGGTTTATTGCATGACATTGAATATAATTTGCATAGCGGAAACCCGCGCTTAAACTTGTCCGATTATGCAGAAGAATTGCAAGAGGTTTGCAGCAGTGCGGAGCGGTTTTGGAATCGATACGCTGAAAACGCCCTGAAAGAATTTCAGGAATATGAGGAGGCTTAAACCATGACTATCACATTTTTATTCGGCTTTTTAGGCGTAGTTTTCGCCCTAGCAGCTTGGGTCATTATTGCCGACGTGTTGGAGCGCAAGCGGCGCGACAAGGTGCGGGTGATAGTAAACGTAAAGCCACCCATGCTTTACGATGAGCAGCACATTGACCGGCCAACATATGAGAGAAAGAAAGGGGAATAAACCATGACTGAAGAGAAAAGGCTTGAGGCAATCAAGAGCGAGCTTGAAAAGCTCAATACGATTGAAAACCTAAAAGAAACAATCGAAAACCTAATCGCGCTTCACGAAGTGCAAGCCCCGCTAGAAGATATTGATGCGGCAATCATCGAGGCGCGACGCGCACTTGATAACCTATTTCAAGACAACAGCTAGGCCGTTTTTCCCTTCGGCTTAGTTAGGGCGGTGCTGAGAGGCATCGCCCTTTTTCGTAGGGTCTACCACCTAACACCACCCAAACACCTCTCTATGGGCTTCTATGAGCCGTTAAAGGCTATCTAGGCTCGGCACTTTGGGTCGCATGTTCTCTGGCAGTGGGTCGTCATGTGCAAGGTCAAACGGGTCAAACTTCGGCGCAGTGTGTCCGGCCTTAATCAAATCCATGTTTATCTCGCCGCTATCGTCTGGCAGATGTTCGGCTGGCGTTTCCTGTTTAGCTGGCGGCGCAATATCAGCGTCACCGCCTAGCCGCTCAATGGCTTTCAATGGTATGCGGCGCAGCAATTCGCCCATGCCTCGCGCTAACTCACCGCTTGCAATCTGCCTGTCGGTTTCCGCTAGTGCTTTCCTCGCGCCTTCCAGTGTCCAAATGCCGCCTTTCTCCCTGACTTCTTCCGCCCCTGCCTGTCCTCTAAACACCTTTGCCGCTTTTCTTGTTCCGTGGCGTGCTTCCCATGCCCGATTTGCGACATTGGTCGCCGCGATTATGTCGGCAAGGTTAAACCAGAAGCGTGACTTGTGCTTGCTGGTTACAGTGCGCCAGATGGTGCGAAGCAAATCTTTATAGCTGTCACTGTTTGGCACGTCTGCACTGATGCGGCTATTGATAGCCTCGCAAACTTCTTTCATGTAAACTGCCGCCGCTTCACCCTCTTTCAAATGCGTGTGCGGCTGATAAAGCAAACCCATTTGCTTGCAGAAATTGTTTTGAACCAACCCGATTCTTTGGGCATATTGGAGGTTCTCTTTCTTTTCAAATTCCTTCATTTCGTTTTCCTTCCTTAATAATCTAAGCGTCTGGCTGCTATCACCTGACGCGCTTGGTCTAACCATTCTTGCACTGTTTGATTGTCCCGATAGTCCTCTCTATCGGAAAAGTTTTCAATCACCCATTTTGCCGTCATCTCGTCCATTGTTCTTACCTAGTATCTCATTAGCGAAGCTAGTCCAATCTGTTTCTTTCTCATCTTCTTCTTTTGAGGGCTGGCGCTCTGCCCCCCTAGAAGAAGATATATTATCTGATATATTATCTGATATATTAATGGCCTGACATTCTGCCCACCCCCCAGTGGCGACATGCCCACCCTCATTGGGCTTGTGTATCGTGTAGAGATTGCTTGTTTGTCTGCCGCCATTGTTACGGCGAGAGATAAAAAGATAGCCCTGTTTCTTTAGCACTGCCACCTTCCTTCTCACTGTCCTGCTATCCAGCCCCGTCAGCTTGGCAAGACGCGCCGCGCTGGGATAGCACTGCCATTGCTCGTCGGCGTGTTTGGCAATCATAAGCAGCACAAACTTAGCCGTAGGGTCGGCTATCGGCTGCTCACAGACCCAATCCATCGCCTTGTATGACATCAGACAAGCCACTCCCGCATGACCATGAAGCCAGTCTCTTCGTCCATGACAACGGGCTTGCAAGCATTACCCTCACGAGGCCAATCGTATTGGCTGCTGTCCATCGCATAGTCTGCATTGATGGAATAAATCGGCAGCACAATCCGCAGCGGTTGCCTGTCATAGCGGTAGAACAAACAGGGAATCATGTTGCACAAGGCTGCACTTTTCTCTGCTTGCCTCCACCACTCTGGCTGAAACCAACCACCTGTCTTGGCTGCATATCGTTTGCACTCAATGGCAAACAGGTCAGCCAATTCAATGTCGCATTTTTCCTTTACCTGATATTGGTCAAGGTTGCGCCGCACCTCATAGCCAAGCTGGTCGGCAATGAGTTTGCAGCAGTCACGCTCAAAATTTGCGCCCTTGTTTCTCGCCATTTTGGACATAAAAACACCCCTTTGAAAAGTAATGGTCTGGCAGTTCTTTCTTTGCCTCATCGCACAGCTTTGCCGTGGGGAATGGCTCAGAGTATTTGATGGAACGCTCGTCACCCCAAGCTAAAATCCACCCCGTTATCAAAACCACCTCAGTCAATGGCTGGCACGAAATCTAAGGCAGTGACTTTGCCTTTGGTTGCCTTCGTGATGTATGGCACTGTTGTCCAATCGGGACGCTGCTGCTCCGCACACCAACGCCAAACGACTGACTGGTTTACATCGCGGCCAGCCTCAGACATCTTGCTTGCAAACGCATAGGTCGATAACCCATTGCTTTCTAAATATTCTTTCAGTTTCATTGATTCACTCCTTTGCTCAATACGGAGACAGTATCATGCTTCGTTGGATTTGCAAGGTATTTTTTGTGTTGACTTATCCACCGAACAATTCCAATTTAGCATTGGTAAAGGAGAACACCATGACACTAATCAAATGGAAACAACGCGCAGCGCAGGTCAAGGACTATGAGAACCTAGTGCTGTCAGGCTACACGCCCACCGATATTGATTTTATCTACGACATCAAAGGCAAGAAATATGTCATTGGTGAACTCAAAGCTGTCGGCGCACCGATGCCAGAGGGACAGCGCAGGATGCTGCAATACCTTGCACAGAACCTGGTCGCTGCTGGCTGTGACGTTTGCGTCATGGTCGCAGAACACAACACACGCGCCGATGAGTTTATTGATGTCGGCCATGCAGTCATTGTCAAATGCACCACAGTCAAACACGGCAACACATACACCGATAGATACATCGGCATGGAAGTCATTGATGCCTGTAATGATTTCTTGGAAATAGGCGCTGCTGATTAATCCCAGAAAAGTATTGACATGGCGGAAACGCTGTGCATTATGGGGATAGAAAAGGAAGTGAAATGGAAGAATTATTCAAACCGATACCCGACTATGCCAAGCGCGATGGTGAGATTTGGCTGGAGCATTACTCTCCCAGCGCACTTGAATCATCTGTTGCATACTGGGTTTGGAACTACTGCTATCTTGGCCCTCGTCGCCGTGATGTGCCAGTCGGCGCACCAGCACCCGCAGGAGGCGCAGCACATGATGCTATTCAAGAAGTGATTTGTGATGGAGAAGATATTGAGGAGGCTGTTGCTAAAGCTGAGTCCCGTCTTCTTGACCATACATCTAAGAATGACCTTGACGAACAAAAGAAGCAGCGTTACATCGACGACATGGGTGCAATGGTTGCAAACGGCGTTGAGGCCATGACCCATTTCGGAGACATTGACGCTACTAAAGAACAGGTATTGGGCTATGAACATCCCCGACTTGACTTACCTATTATCGGTTACGCTGATTTTTGCAGCAGCGATTGCATCATCGAGCTAAAGACCAAGTGGGCTAGAGCAGGAGCGGTTCGCAAGGATGGAAGCCGTGGCTTCTCTTCTGCCTCACTGCCCAAGAAGCCAGACCCCGCACACGCCCGACAGGTGGCATTTTACCACGCCGCCTCTGGCAAGAAGCCGTCCATCATATATATAACGGCCAAAGATTATATCATTTTTGACGAGACTAACTGTGAGGACTTGCAAGTCCCCGCACTGCAAGCCCGTATGGAGCAACTCTTGTCAAATGCGTTTATACGCCAAAACCTATTGAAAATTAGTAACGACCCCAAAGTTCTGGCTGGATATTGTCAACCAGATTGGAACGACTTTCGCTGGGATATTGGTGATGAATTTCTATCAGAAGCAAAGGAGCTATGGAAACTATAATGGAACAACTTGCAAAAGCATTGAGCGCAGCCCAAGCAGAGTTTGGAACTGTGCCGCAATCGGGAATGAACCCGTTTCACAAATCGAAATACAGCACGATTGAAGACTATGTAAATGCAGCCAAGCCAATCTTGGCAAAGCATGGTCTGTCTATCTCTCAAGCACCGAACCTGCTTGAGGGCCAGTTCGTGCTGACAACTATCTTGATGCACCAAAGCGGTGAGCATCTTGAATCTAACCAGCCCATCTTCTCAGCCAAGCAGGACGCGCAGTCTATGGGCAGCGCAATCACCTACGCTCGTCGCTACGCCTATGGCGCAGTGCTGGGTATGGCATCTGGTGACTTTGATGATGACGGCAATGCAGCCACAGCGAAACCCACCAAGCAGGCGAACCCTCCCAAGATACAGACGCCTGCTAAGTCCCCTGCTCCCAAACCTCCCTCAAAAGCGGGGCGGGGGACACCCAATTCAACCATCGAGGAGCGTGTAAACGCTGCGCCTC